GAGTTAGGGCACAATGGGCTTGTAGAAACTATTGGCTGGGATGCTTCAAAAGATTGGGAGTGTAGTGACATTGTGGAAGTTCCTAGAGAAAAGAATGATAAACAAATAGAACATGAAAAGAAAATATTTGAAGATGTTGTCTCAAAAGCAGGAGGAGTTGTAATTAATGGCTAGATATAAAACCTATTATCAAAAAGGTAGAGAAAAGATTATAGCTGATAATAATATGAATCCTGTATTAGCACATGCAGAGTCAGCAGTTTATAACTTAAAAGAAACTATAAATTATATTGATCTTAGACTAAAAGATGGAGAGAACTTTAGTTTATTTGATATGCAATATATAGATGGTAGGCTTAGAGAATCTTTAGATGATGTTCAAGCAATCTTAACAAGGGAGATGTTAAATGAGGCCAAGAGAAGTATTGATAAGACTTGAGTTTGAAAGTGAGTTTGATATTAATAATTATAATGTAAAGAATGAGTTGACAGAAGCTATACAATCTGATAATCTAGATTGGTGGATTGAGAATCCCACAATAGGAGGAGATGAAGAATGAAAATAAATAAATTATTAAAAGTAATGAGTACGATTGAAGAAAGCACAGTACCTAGTGATATGAAAAAGAATATTCTTTATAAATCACGAAGCAGAAATGCACTACTAGAAGTTGGAGATATGGACTTTATTCATTTTATGAGAGTAGCTTATAAATATATTCCTAAAGATTTACTTAGTGAAAATTGTGAAGCTATAGATGTGGAGGGATATAAAAGATGACAGATGAAATGATTGAAGACCTTATCAGAAAGCATGTACCTAATGTTGCATGGGCTAAAGTTGTTTTGTCAGAAGCGGGAGGAGTTGTAGTTAATATAGAATTTAAAGAAGAGAGAGAGCAAATAAATGAAAGTCAATATACCCATTGAACTAAATGCAGAAGAACGAAAAGTTTTAGGTACTGCTTGGAATGGTACAACGAAACCGATCACACGAAAACAAGTAGTTACTTTAGTAGATGAGTTAATTCATTATTTAGCTAATAGGGAGTACAATGCTGTTGATGGTAGTATAGGTTGGACTCTGAACTTCTACCGTAAGAGCTTGATAATTAAGGATAAAAAAAAGAATGAAAAAAGTCTTGACACAGAAAAGTAAACTATGATATGGTAGCATTATGAGTCAGAAAACGAACAGAGAGTTAAGAAGAAAAGTAAAACAAATTCAAGTTGAATGGATGCATACCTTATTGCCTAAAGAGGAAGCAGATAAAATAACTATAAAAAACATTGAAGAAGTTTTACCTAAACAACAATACTATGTATCAGATAGAACTATGTACTTATCTTTTATGAATACTAAGTGGGTCTTAAAATACTTAAAGAAGTATCCTCACATTAATTCTTTTGAAGAGCTTAATAGTCTATATGAAACAGATAGAGATAACAGGATGGAGAACAGAGCATGCAGGAGTATATTGTAACAGTAGAGTTTGACGATGGAACGGAAGATGATATTAAGAGTTGGGGTAAAAGTATATCAGATGTAATAGACAATATGGTTTTACTACCTGTTGTTAAAGATATGATTCAAGTTATACGAAAAGAAGATAACGAGAAATGGTATTTAAAAGGTACACTAGAGCCTTTAAGAAAGATTAAACAGTCGCTCGAACTAGAGCATGGTGTAGATATAACAGTTGGATAGGATAGAGGAACAAATGATGGAAAATAATTATACAAATAATGATATAGAAACTTTAGAGGATGAAATGTTTGCTTCACTTGAAAAGTATTTTCAGAGCCAGATAGAAAAGCATGTCATCAATGTAAAAGTATTAATGAAAGAAAGAGTAGGAGTAGCAGAACATCCAGATATTATGTTGACTATTGAAGGAGAACTTGAGAAGATAGCTGGATATTCAGATAAGTTAGATGCATTAGGATTAATAACATAACAGGAGAAAATGATGGATAAGAAAAGTATAATAGTAAGTGTCTGTTGTTCTTTAATTATTACAGGAATAGCAGTCTTTATGGTACACAATAATTTAACTGATGATATAAACTTTATAGGTAGAAGTGCGCAAGCTCGGACAGCTAGATTAGAAAAAGATACTGAAGAAAGTTTATCTAGTTATCAGAGTGGTATTGAAGATAATTATTTAAACATATCAAATAGTTATGAGTACATAGATACTGTTAGGAATGGAATACAAAATGATATAAGTATTCTTAGAGCTGAGATGAATAGAGTACAAGAAACTTTGAATAGTAGTTTTGCTGATCTAAGTGCAAGTGTTAATGCAGGACAGACAGCTACTATTGAAACACAGGCTAGGCTTGGTAACATTGCAGAAGATCTGTATCAATTAAGTATGAGGATTGATGAGTTAGAACAAGAGCCTGTTGTTGCACAAGAACAAGTTGAACCTGTTGCAGAAGTATCTTGTCCTAATCCTTTAAACAGAGCGCAACAAGTACCAATATTACAACGAGCTATTGATAGCAGTAGACAAAGAGGAGATCATAATGTATTAGTTGACTTTGCAATTAATCAAAATGGAACTACTGTTATCGATAGCGTTACATCTGAGACTGCTAATTCAAGTTTAAGAAGATCAGTTGAAAGATATGTTCAAGGTTTGATGTTTATAGAGTCAAGAAAAGGCTTTACAAGCTGTCAAATGAATGTTAAACTCTCAGTTTAGCATTTAAGTATCAACAACAAAGGAGAAAAAGTATGAGTATAGAAAGTAATTCTGCTTACAATCCTTCTACTAGGATAGGTGAAGTTAGTGGCGTGGCTTATTACGCTAGTGTAACAACACCTAACACTACCTTTGAGCCTCATAAGTGGGAAATTAATTTAGTTGTCGATGACAAGGCACTAGATGAATTTTCTGCTAGAGGTTATACAATCAAAGAGAAGGACTTCGGTAGATGTATTAACTTTAAAAGGAATGTGACTCGTAAAGGAGGAGGAACTAATAACAGACCAATACTTGTAAATGAAAATCGAAAGCGTGTAGATGAGTTACCTAAGATTGGTAACGGCTCTAAAGTAAAAATACAATACGCTGATTACGATTGGAACTATGCAGGTAAGACTGGTGTTGGAACTGATCTCCGTGCTATTCAACTATTAGAACTAGTAGAATTTGCAGAGCCTGAAGGTTCAGACTTTTATGATGAGGAGGAATTTTAAATGATAGTTAGTATAAAAAAAGATGATGATAATGTAGTTGATTATGATATCAGCAAGATTAAAGATGATGATATTAAAAAGACTGCATCTGTTGTTATCGCAAAGGTAGGTCAGCTAGAAGTTATTAGCGAAGCCTTGAGGTTTGCTATTGATGGTCACAGGATAGGTTTAGAAAAGACTTTATCTGAGTGTAGTGAGGCTGTCGTAGCAGACGAGTAGTACCCCTAGTTACAGCCTAGTTTTACCTCCATTTAGCTAGGCTGTAGCGCTCATTTTGGAGAGATTATGAATAATTTACAACACGGCAAGTTTGTTAAAACACAACAGCCCTGCCCTGATGATAAGTGCGGAAGTAGTGATGCTTGTAGCATAAGAGAGGATGGTTCAGCTCTATGCTTTAGTTGTGAACAGAACTTTAAAAGCTATGATAAACCTTATATATCAGTAGCTACAAAACCAATACAAGAACCTAAAGAAACATTTTTAAATTCATATACAGGTTCATTCAATCCTTTAACTGATAGAAATATTAGTCAAAAGACTGCTACAAAATATAGAGTAAGGTCTGTTTTAAGAAACAATAAAGTTATTAAACATATCTATCCTTACCTTAATGCTAATGAAATAGTTGCTACTGTTACAAGGGATGTTGATAGTAAAAAGTTCTGGACTGATGGTAACTTTGAAGGTACTGGATTGTTTGGAGAGAATCTTTTTAAAGGCAAAGGAAAGTATCTAACAATAACTGAAGGTGAATGTGATGCTATGGCAGCTTATCAAATGCAAGGTAGCAAGTGGGCTGTAGTATCTATTAGAGGCGGTGTAAAGAATGCAGTCAATCATGTAAGAAGTAGCTTAGAGTTTGTTGAATCTTTTGATAATGTAGTTCTTTGTTTTGATGCGGATGATCAAGGTAGAAAAGCAGCAAGAGAAGTTGCACGAATAATATCACCTAACAAAGCAAAGCTAATGGCATTTCCTGAAGGTTATAAAGATGCTAACGATATGCTTCGACAGAACAAAGGAGCAGACTTTGTAACGGCTTGGTGGGAATCTAAAATATACACGCCTACTGGTATCATGGAGCTACATAGTAAAAAGAGTGAGTGGTTAGAGAGAGAAGTAAAACCAAGTGTTCCTTATCCTTGGGAAGGTTTGAATAAGAAACTGTATGGAATGCGCAAAGGAGAGTTAGTTACTTTAACTGGTGGTACTGGACTTGGTAAGTCTTCAGTTACCAGAGAACTAGAACACCATTTAATTAAAACTACTAAAGATAATGTAGGTATCATTGCATTAGAAGAAAATTGGCAAAGAACCGCTGATGGTATATTATCTATTGAAGCTGAAGATAGAATATACTTAAATGAAAAGAGGAAAAATTATAGTGATGAACAATTAGAAGATTTATTTGATAAAGTTATAGAAAAAGGTAGAGTATATATTCATGCTCACTTAGGAGCTACAGATATAGATGAGATATTTTCTAAGTTAAGGTATGTTATTGTGGGTTGCCAATGTGAATGGGTGATAGTAGATCACTTGCATATGTTGGTAAATGTACTAACGGAAGGAGATGAGAGGCGTGGTATTGATATGCTTATGAATAGACTTCGTAGTTTAGTAGAAGAAACAGGAGTAGGCATGATACTTGTCTCACATCTCAGGAGGGCGCAGGGTGACAAAGGACATGAAAAGGGTGTCGAGGTATCACTTAGTCACTTAAAAGGCTCTCAAGGGATAGCACAGCTCTCTGATTGCGTGATAGCATTGGAGAGAAACCAACAAGCATTAGACCCTGAACAGGCTAATACAACTAGAGTAAGAGTATTGAAGTCTAGATA